GTCTAACGTGCATAAAAACTCAAAATATGCATTTTAAAAGTGAAAATTTGAGAAAGTTTCTCAAAAAATGCACTTAAAACACGCAAAAATCAATTTTTGTTGTAAAAGATTGATACTATACTTTCAAAAAAAGAAAAAGGGGAAGCCAAATTGACTTCCCCTTTATAAAATTATTCTTTGCCCTTCGGCTTTTGATATGTCAGCGCCTGTTCGCTGTCCGCCATTCCCTTTGTGGTTGGATCCGTGACGATGCCAAGGATCGCAAGCACGCCAAATGCGGCGTTCACCACTGCAAGAAGCTTGTTTCCAAGATCCCCAAGGTCAAGCGAAACCCCAAAGACAGCCGCAACCACCTGAACAAGCAGAAGCAGCGCCGGAATGACTGTGATCCAGAAATTTTTGTTTTTGATTCTGACTTTCCAATTGATTTTCATAAAAACCATCCTTTCAGGAAACAACGTCCCATGTCTGAATTTCTTTGTAGATCTTATCAATGAATGAATTGCCCTTCAGTGCTTTATATGATTTGTAAAGCATCAAAAAGTTTTCATATTCATATTGACGGATTTCCTTTTTGTTCTTGTTGTGATAATAGATCCGCAACATTTCCGTTCGATGCTGGCATTTGATTCCGTTTGCGATTCTATAAACCGCTATGACCAACGGGATCAGAATGGCATCAATGCACAGCGTAATAATCGTTGTCAAATCCATTGGTATCAATCTCCGTTCGGGTTCGGCTCGCAGGAAACAAGATACGCCACACGAAATCCGTGGTAAAAGACTCGATCAAAAGGAAGAAGCGTTGTCTTTACCTCAATAAGATCTTTCGTCGTATTGAGAATTTCAAGGTCTGTCATATCGTTGCTTCTAATTGTGCCTCGAGCTGGATCGTGATAATCCCAATGTCCGTAGTCTTGATCCAGCGTTATTGGATTGTTTGATGTACTTAACATCTTTTGAAAAGAAATGCCAAACCTGTATTTATAATTACTTCCATCCATCGCCTCAACTTCATCAACCGCACCCCAAGTCGGACATACAGATGTTCCGCTTTGAATATACAGCGCACACCGCATCAATGCCGTTGCATAATCTTCCTTGACATGGGGATATGCAACAATGCCTTCAAACACATCAATGTATTTGAAGGTGATCGTGTTTGTACCAACAGGGCAAATGTTGATCTTCAGCTTGTTGTTGTAGTCACCAAGATCATCGTCCCACGTGCTGGTTGTCAAAGCGGAAATCATGAATTTTCCAAAATCCATTGATTTTGCCGAGCCGCCCGGTGTCACCGTAAATGTGCAAATCTTATCATCTGCCATTGCGGAAATGGTGTAGGTGGTTGTTTTGAGCTTGCCAATCTGGATGAACTGCGTGAAGAAACCTTGCGTGATGGCTGACGATCCGGTTATTTCAACGCCCTCATTCAACACCTTCACTTTGACTTGGTGCGCTCTCCACATATCAACAGTGTATTTGACTGAATCTGTTGCATCATACGTCTTTTCTCCACGCTGATTGCATTGGAAATCACCGTTGATCAGCATGTTTTGTTTATAGAATCCATGCTGAATGTCCGCCATTGGAGCCAGCAATTGAAACAAAGGTTCAACCCTTGTGATGGTCAAACCTTCCAAAACAACACGATACAGATTCATGTCATGCGTAGTGACGCCATTCAAAATGCTGTCGGAATATTGATTTTCGGGATCCGTGGGCGTACCCGCCGCCGGCGTGCCTTGATGAACACCCAAGTGTGCAGTTTCAACGCCCGTCGTGCGGTTGAGTATATAACGAATTGCAATAATATCATGGCGGTTCATCCCCTGTGTGCCGTTCGCAATAACGGCATCAAGATATGAACCGGCATCCAAATTCACTTGTCTGCCATTCATCATCAAACTGCCATCATAAATTCTGACCGCATTATTGCTGATGATCTGCGCTTCAAATCTTCGTCCCTTTGTAAAGACATAATCATTCACACCGACGGTCATTGCGTTCAACACGCCTTGATCTGCGGATGTGACGTGTGCAGCTCCTTTATAGCCTGTGACTAAATGTAAACCTGCCATTTCATTCACCTACCTTGTATTGAATATTGACTTCACCCTGACGGATGGTCACGATTTTTTTTGTTATCTTTTCAGATGCGACAATACCCGTGATTGGTTCTTCTGCGCCAACAATATCACCGACATCATAAATGACTTCTTCTGATTCAAGATCCATTTGCAATTTGTCAGCCTTTGAATATTCTTCAAACTTGACCATCCCTTGCTTCACCAATTCTTCTTCTGATTCGGCGTTTGGACAATCAAATGTTTTGGTCATTTCCTGAAGTCCGAAAAACGTCTGCGTTCTGCTGATCACACCGTTTTCATCCATATACAGATGCACAACACGTCTGTCCGTCAATTCACCCTTGCCAAGACAGATCAAATGATTTGTGTTGTTTTTCCGTTTTTCAATGGACATTTCGGCGCCAGCACTGTCAAATTGTTCTCCCTGCGAATAATCCACCGCCGGCAAAGCAGACACAAGCACAGCTTGACCGACAAAAGAAAAACGAAGTTTCCAATTGACGAATTCAAGCATTTTCTTCAGACCGGAATATGCATCCACATATCGGTCAAACTGATAGCTTTCTATTGTCAATCCGGATGGACTTTTCGGCGCAACAAACAATTCAGACAAACCACATCTTTCAATCAGATCACCGATGATTTCGTTTGCATCCCCTGAAACAGTCAGATATGCTTCGCCTTCATCCGGTTCAATGATCTTGGATGCAAAAATCCCCTGCCACGTTCTGCCGAAATACCGCAATTGCTCGGATCCGGTAACAACACCGATTCCATCAATGATGCCGCCATATTCTGTGTTTTCAATATACAGCAAGCAATTTGCATCACAACAGTGATTTTCGGCATCCAATGTCAGTTCAAAATCGTTTTCATCCGCACCAAAGGCAAGATCGAAGGTGTAATCATTCAAAACACCAACATCTTGCCTTCTTTTGTCGGTATAAATCAAATCCATTTCGGTTCACTCCTTTCTTCAAGAAGCGTTATGTTGAATTTGAGATTCCCATTGGTCGAAGAAATATTGTTTGTTCCGGCGGGGATCTTTTCAAAGATATACGAATCCTTGCTTCTATTGTTGAAGCAGTTCACCTGATCACCGTTTGATTTGTGCAACACAATTGTCTTGCGAACGGAATCAATGGTCAGATATTCATTTGCGCCAACAGTCACATTCACAGAATATTTGTGGTTTCCGACATATATCGTCGGGCTGACAACTTCACCATGAATTGTCATGATAAAATTACACGGAACAAAACCGGAATTATTGACGCTCGTTTTGAGGTTTGAATTTTTGAAATCGAATTGAAAGTCATACGGAAAATCAAGATATTCACCGGTTTCTTCTTCGATCATTGAATGATTTGTTGTTGTTTCTTTGATCCATTCCGGAAGATCCGTTTGAACAGTCAAAGTCACCTTCATATATTTGCGGGAAAGCAAGTATTCCGATTTTTTGCTTCCCGTAATATAACAGCGCAAATAATAATCACCGATCTGGATCTTTCCATGCTGTTTTGTAAGCACGTCTTTTTCAAAGACATCAAAAAGCCTGTCCCGCAACTGAAGTCCTTCATGTTCGGTGTCACACTTCAAAAGAACAGGGATCGTTTTTTGAACGATCCCTTTTTTGAAGCCTGATATTTTGTTGTTCTTGGTCGTAATGCTCCACGCAAAATCACGCAAATCATTTTCGTTTGCAAAAATACGATCCTTGCCAAAATCAAGTGTTTCATTGAAACTGTTTATATATATAAACTTTTCTAACATTTTACACACTCTCCTTTACAAGTCTTGCAAATTCACGCTTGTTCACGTCAAGCCCAACCCCGTCAAGCGCATCACGCAAGTGACCGCCCATGTTTTCATCCATGGTCAAGATTGCATCAAGAATCTTGTTGACAATGATGATCAGTGATTGAACATCCGCCGTCTGGCGCTGCTGCAACTCAACCGATTTTGCGGAAAGCCCACCATCTAACCCGCCATTTTGCTGCAAGGTTAATTCGTGCAACTTCGATGCAACTTTGTTCATCCATCCGGTGTTTTTTTCAAGAGGAACAACAGCTTCTGCGCCGTCCTCACCAAAAATTGCCGGCGTCGGCTTGTCCACGACACCACCCTTTGCAAGTCTTGTGAATTCAACCAGCTTGATTTTGCTGATTTCTACACCGGGGATTTCGTTGATTGCGCCAATCGCATTGTTGATCATTCCGAAGAATCCATTGATGATGTTTTCTGCGCCACCAATAACGCCGTTGATGCCTTTTTTCACCGGTTCGCTGATGGCATCGGAAATTTTTGTGCCAAGTTCTGAAAATGCGGTTTTGATGTCGTTCCACTTTTCAAGGAAGAAATCTTTCACACCTGAAAAAACGTTTTTGACCTTGTTCCACGCATCACCGAATTTTTCACTGAACCATGATCCGACATTCGAAAAGACTTCCTTGACATCAGACCATTTTTCGGACATTTTGCCCTTGAAGTCCGACCAAGCTTTGACGGATTTTTCCTTTGCATCACCGAATTTTTCACCGAACCAATCTCCGACCTTGGAAAAAATCTGCGTCATGCTGTTCCAAATGCCCTTGAACACGTTCACAAATGCTTCTTTCACAGACGCCCAGATGCTTTCAGCCGCATCGGCTACCCCAACCAGCAAGTCAATCAGACCTTGAATCAGCGCCGGGAGCGAATTGAACAAACCGACAAGGATTGATTCAATTACAAATGGCATTGCATCGACCAGACCTTGAATTATCTGGGGGATTGCTTGGACAATTCCCAACGTCAGAGTGATCAGACCTTGGATCAAAATTGGAAGGTTGGTCATCAGCGAATCCACCAAAGAAATGACAATTTCTGGTAAATAGTCGATTATAGGCTGTATAATTTGACCAAATTGTGAACAAATCGTCACAAAAATCGAAACAAGTGCATCAATCAAAAGCGGAATCAGCGTTGGCAACGCAGCCGCCAAAGATTCAACGATTTGCGGAAGTGCTGCCACCAAAGAATTGATGATTGTGACAATACCGGACAAAACCTGCGGCAAAACTGAATTTGTCAGTACAGAAATCAATGTTGGCAGGGCAGAAACAAGACCGTCAATTAGGGATGTCGCACCCTCGATCAGTCCCGGAAGCACCTTTTGAAGCAGCGGCGGAACCATTGGGATCAGTTTTTCAACGAGCTGTGTAATGCCCGACATCAATTTTGGGAACATGTCATCAATATTTTTGACGATGACATCTGCCGCATTTGAAAAGGAAGAAACCACATCTTCCACAGTTCCGGCGCCAGAAAGGAAATTGGACAAAGCAGCCTTCGCCGTTCCAAGGGATCCTGCAAGGGTTTCATTTTCCTTGGCATAGTTTCCGGCAGCATAGGCGGTCTTTTCCATGAACATTTCCATTGCCACACCAATCTTTTCTTGCTGTGTCATCTGGTCATAGGATTTTTTCATGCCTTTTTCAAGGGCATAATTTGCAAGCGTGGTTTCGTTCATAGCCACACCAAGATTGTCCATCATGGTGAAATTGCCCTTTGCTGCTCCGGCAACTGCTTCCATTGCGGATGCCGTATCAATACCCATGATGGAAGCCACGTCCGCAGCTCGCTGCATTGCATCCTGTGACAGTTTCATGGATTCTTCGATCTCAAAGCCGGCGCCCTGAAATAAAGCCCCCATTTTGTTTGCTGTTGCAAGATAATCAGACGTGGAAAGCCCCATATTTGAAAAGGCTTCTTTTGCGGTTTTTTGTATGCTTTCGGCGTGTTCCTTGAATACCGCTTCAGAACCACCCATGTTCTGTTCAAGTTCGCCGGCGGCGGAAAGCGCCTTTGCGGTCAATCCGCCCAATGCGGTTGCGGTTGCGCCAATACCAACGGCAACGCCCTTGCCAAGAGCAAGCGCACCGGAACCAATTTTTTTGAATGCGTTCCCCCACTTGCTGCTTGTTTTTTCGCTTGAATCTGAAACTTTTTCAAGATCACCAGCTGTCTTTTTAGCTTCACTTGATGTTTCTTTCAGCGCTTTTTTTGCATCAGAATTGTTAATTGCGATAGTTCCAAGCAATTTGAACAATTCCATTGCCATAATTATTCACCCCCTTTTTCCGGGTTGAAATTGTTGAGAATATCCATAGAATGTTGAAAGGTTGTTTCAAGTGTTCCTTCGGAAATGTTCTTGTGATCTTCATTGTTTTCAATTTCGGCAATGTAATCCTTGAAACTCTTTCCGGAAACTCTATGCAGCCAGAAATCCCAATGCAGCTGCATTTCTTTTTCCTTTTCTTCAAGCTCAATTTCCTTGTTTATGGACTGAACAAAGCTGTCAACAAACTCCGAAAATCTGCCTGAATGGATCATTCCGTCTAAAAAAAAGCATGGATTTGCATATCTTTTGGATAGCAAATCCATGAAACGGAAATCACCTATTAGAACAACTTTGAAACAACCTTTATAAAAGCCGGGAATTCCGGTTTCTTGAAGAAATCAATCAACATTTCCACAAAAAGAAGCGCATCTGCTTCAATCTCGGAAGCGGGAACCCCAGAAACAGATGCCAAAAGATCATAAATATCACTTTCGCACTTGTGAAGATTTCCCATAATGATGTCAATTCCTTCAAAACCGATGGAAATGCCAACCTGCATCAATGCTTCGTCGGTCTTTTTTTCCTTGAATGATGCAACAAGTGCGTCAAGGGCTTCACCTTCAAAGCACCCCTTAAATTGACGAATCCCGATCTTTCCAAGAATTTTTGTCATCAGGAAAATGTCTTTGGATGACAGCTTCCTGAACGTGTAGGGTTTCTTGGTTTCGTTTTCAACAGTTTCAATGGGTTCTTCCATTTCAACTGCTTCATTCTTTGTGGTTGTTTCGTTCATTGTTCAAAGCTCCTTTTATTTATTTTTATTATGCTTTTTGAGTGGTTGCCGTTGCGGGTACTTCGTAGGCTTCAACCAATCTGTCCTTTTTGTTGATTTCGTTGAAGCGTTCTGCGCTCACGTCAAGGATTTCACCTTTTTCGTGCGTTTTTCCCGTGTATTTGTCATTGAAAGGAATCAACACTTTTGCTTTCATGATTTATACCTCTCTTTCTCGCGTAACAGTTTCGGAAGGATAATAAATCTTGACAGGAAGCGTGTCAAGATCACCAATGGTGTTTGCGTATGCTTCCATCAAAACCTTCAGGACGCTTTGTTCCTTGTTCTTGGGTTCGATCTCAAATGCAGATTTGCAAAGCGCAGATTCAAAGATGATGATGATGTCCTTTTTGCTGTTTGCGGTCTTTCCGACAAAAGCAAAATTGTCAACATAGTCACCTTCTTCAATATCCGGCTTGTCAACAAACATGTCATAGCCCGTGGCGTCACTTTCACCCTTCTTGAAATGGGTGGACATCTTGATGTTTTCGCCATTCATTTCAGCAAGGGTTGCTTCGATGGATGCCTTGCCGCCAACCTTGACCGTCTGTCCCTTAAAAAGAACAAGGGCGCCATCAACAGCCAAGTCGATAAGTTCGCCGGCAATGGACACCTTTCCGCCGCCAGAGGTTGCACCAATACAGGTTCCTTTCCATGCTTTGCCGGCGGAATCCCATGTCAGTCCCTTGTGATAGGTTCCTGCACCAAGAAGAATGTCTTTCGGCGTGTTTTCGGTAACGCCATTTTTTCCGATGCTCATATATTACAATGCCCCTTTCCATTCTTTGATTTTTAAATGAATTTCGATTCTTTTCAATTCCGCTTCGCCGGTGGGTACCGGTAAAGCGCCATCGAAAAAGACAGCGATTGCGCCGCTGTCTGTGTCCCCTCGCAATCCCTCGATTGCCGGGAAGTGTTTTTTGATTTTTTCTTTTGCTTTTTCAAGATCAATTCGCTTGCCCCGGTGGAAGCCCGTCAAGATCATGTCGGTTTCTTCGGCTCCATCTTCGGTTGTTCCCGGAAGTTCCGTGTATTCTCCCACGAAATAAGGATATACAACTTCAGATGTCCATTCCCCCAATTCATAAGGGACTGCAATTTTGTCCATCTGATCTTTTATAAATTTCAGTTTATCCATATCACAGCCCCTTCAATGAATTTTCAATGTGTTTGATGATCTTGTTCTTCAGGCTCATATACGCCTTATAAAACGCCCGTGAAGGCTTCTTTCCGGTTGTGTAGTGTCCATGACCTTTTGCGTCAACATACACCCAGCCGCCCTTTCGTCCATCACCATTGATGGCAAATTCACCGGTTCCGTATTCTTCCCAAATTGCATTTTCAGAATCTGAACCGATATATGCGGTATGTTCGGAATCAATGACTTTGTGCTTGAAGCTGTTCTTGGTCTTTCCGGTATCAACACGGGTGTTCCGCTTGACTTGGCTTTCCATTTCCCCGGCGCATTCTTCCAGAACGGCATTGATCTTGTCATCCATGACGTTTTCAACCTGAATTGTGAAATCCTCAAAAATGACGTTGCTTTCAGCCATTCCATGCACCCACTTTCCGCAGGTAGATTTCAAGCTGTTCGTTCAGCTCCATCGGATCATCAATCAGCAAAATGTCATAGACCATGCCTTTGATGATCATGCGGACATCCGGGACAGCCTTTGTCTTGCTGTCCGGGAATGTCAGCGCATAGATGCCGGAATGAAAATCGCAAAGGAAAACATGGGTGGATTCTTCAAGCTTGGTTTTGTGCTTTGAATAGTCGCTATCACCTGACTGCAAATCCAAAAAACCTTTCGGGCTGAAAGCATCTGCCCATGTAATTTCAGATTCACCGATTTCATTCTGTTTGGTTGTCTTTTTTTGAATGACACCCGTAATATTGCCGCCGATGTTTGCCATAGGTCAACACCTTGCCTTTCTGTACGCTTTTAAGCACCCCAGAAGGCTTGCGGGATAGCCCATGACCTGATTGCCCGCATCTTGGTTGAAATAGGTCACAGAATGTCTGGACAGGGTTTCTGACTGTACGCCAACCTTTGCCCGGTTGTTCTTTTCCCATTCAAGCAGATTCAAGCAGCAATCAATCACATCATCCGGATATTTGATTTTCGTGACAAGGACATCAGCTTCTTCCGTGATGTCCTCTTTCACAGCAAAAGAAAGATCATAACAGCCAACAACGGTGAAAAGCCCGTTGTTGTATTTTGATTCACTGATTTGCACAGTGTCATCAATTGCAAATGGGATCAGGGCTTCAGACACGATTTCATCATTGACGATGCGTGCCTTAACCCTGCGCCCACGATCTTGAAAATTGTTGTTGGTGTATGCCCTGATTGTCTGTTCGATTGCCTTCAACTTCATTTCGATCTTTTCATCTGTCCATCCGTCAAAGTTAATCAGGGCTTTTGCCTTTTCAACAGAAATTATCATCAGGGATCACATCCTTCCTTTACTCTCCGGCGGGTTCCTTGACCTCGGTCACGGTGTAACCATCATGAGAACGGAACCAAGCTGCAAGGCGTGCATTGGTGACGGTTGCTTTTCCCTGTGCAAACTGTGCGCCGCCCGCACCGATGCCGCAGAAATTGGGATTGTCCTTTACAGTGACAATGAAGGTCTTTTCAGTTTTCTTGGCTGCCATATCTTTCACCTTTCCTTTCTTTTACGCAATCTTGATGTTACGAAGAACGCCGGCATGCTGGGTGTTCTTCAGAACGGTTGCTGCAATCATTTCAACCTCGGCATTCTTCATCACGCCGGGTGCGTTGAAATCGGGAAGATACTTGTCAATGACTGCGGATCCCGAAAGGCTGATGCCGTGGAAACCGTCATTCACGTCAAACTTGACCGCATAAATGTCGGTGGATCCCTCGTTTACCTTCACAACGCTGTTGGGAACAGCAACGCCGCCAGAAACGGTGTAGTGGTTCTTCATATCCATCAGACGAACGCCGTCAATGGACGTCGCCTTCTTGCCAAATGCTTCCTCGGATTCGGTCTTGTAGCCAAGGATGCGGGCAACGGTCTGGATCTTGGTGATCATCTGGGTGTTCAGCAGAAGCGCATCTGCGTTGGTGGACTTGATCAGCAACGTCAGTGCTTCATAGAATTCATCAGCATTGTTCTTCAGATTTGCAATCGTGGAAAGATCAATGCTTCCGTCTGCGTTGTACTCGGTGGAAGTGCCAGCAAGCATCGAATCCAAGCCCTCAAATTCGGGATGATCCGTTGCAGCGGTGGTCACTGCGTCACCGTTGATCAGGGTGTGATGGAACAGGGAGACAACAGCCTTGATGTGTTCCTCGATCTGATATGCAAGATTGTCAAACTTGCCGGCGGTCTTGTTCAGAACACGGTCAAGCTCGATTTCGCCGCCCATGATTGCAAGGGCTGCTTCAAACTCCTGCTTGGTTGCTGCGGATGCTTCATACTTTCCGTTCAGCTTTCTGAACTGCGCCGTTGCGGGAAGCACCTTGCGCAGATACTTGTATTTCATGGTGGAACCGCCACCGGATGCGCTCACGCAATCATCGAACGGGAGCAGCTGCAAAATATCGGATTCACGAAGGAAGATGTCAACGATCTTGTCAAATACCTTGTCGGACATACCCTTCTTCAGTTCTTCAAGTGTCATAGATGCCATAATTTTTTACCATACCTTTCTTTTTTAGTTTGTTTTTGTTTCAAATTCCAGCTTCAATGCGTCGGCAAGGGATTTGGGTTCAGCCTGACCGCCGCCAGATCCACCGGGCAACGGAAACGGATCAACGCCGCCACCGCTTTTTGCGGATTCAAATTGTGCCGGAAGCTGCGTTTTCAGCCCCGACAAAAGATCATCCCATCCTTTGATGTTTTCGTTTTCATCAAGTTCAAGGGTTCTGCCTTCTTCATTCAGCTTTTCATTCAGTTTGAATGTCAGATAGGGAACATCAAGCGCCTTTGCAGCAAGCAAAGCAACCTTGACAGCACCTTTGATTTTGGTTTCCTGAAGCTGCTTTTGCAGATCAGCCACCTGCGTTTCATAGCCGCTGATCTTGCCTTGCAATTCTTCATTGCCTTTGGTGCCTTTCTTCAGCTCTGCAATCAAGCTGTTTGCCGTTTCAAGCTCGGTTTTCTGCCCGTCAAACAATGCTTGCAGGGCATCATGCTTGCCCTTGCTGACATATTCACCGGAACCAAGATTGCCGACCTTGATTTGCTTGTCCTTGTTTGCTTCGTTGCCGTTGTGTGCGTTGATTTTTTCCGCTACCTGCGCAAAAAGATCATCACCCAAGATTTCTTTCAGAAAATCCATGTTTTTCTCCCGGCTGTGTTTTTATATGCGGTGTCACCGCTGCCGCCGTTCTTTATGTGCCTTTACGGTGGGCAAAATATTTCCGCCTTTTTATAAGCGCCCTGACGGATCCGGGCATATAAAAACGCACACCCCAAAAGGGATGTGCGTAATTATTAAAGATTTAATTCTTTCTTTACCGCTGCTTTGCACTGCTTTCTGTATTGCTGTAATTCGTTGAATTCTGCAATGTAAACCGGATTGTCAGGCTCCGAAAGATAATTGTTGATTATTGCTTCCACATCTCGCTGTGAATAACGGATGCGGATTTTCTTTTCAACCATTGATCCATATACCGCATTGTAAGTGGTAGGTTCAACAGTCTTGTTTCTGTTTAGAAGTTTCAAGAATTTCATATACTACCTTCCTTCTGCAAATAGGTGATAGAATTCGGTACCTCATATCCGTATTCATTCACAAATTCAAGCGTGCCACCTGCTTCCACTTCAAGAATGTTGTCAAAATTGGTGGGCACATGCTCGGTGATAGGCTCTGCAAGTACATAAGTTACCATGACAGGTGTACCATTGTTGTACTGCTCTCTTAACCACGCATTCCACTGTTCTACCGTTGTTAAACTTTGGTCTGGGTGAACCATTACCAGCGTTTGATTTCGGTCACCTGTGATATACGAATTTCCTAATTCAACAGCACGATCACTTGTAAAATGTGAATTTATTAAACAACTCGTATCTTTTGTTCCACACAATGAAGGTGTGAGAATTGCATAATACAAGCCATTGTTGTAAAGGTCTACCTGTTTTACAGGTAAAGCATCACCGTCAATCACGATGGTTTCACACTTCTTGGTGTATGTGCCACTCTCAAAGTCATAGGTGTTTGGGTGTTCCGCTACACCCTCACCCCAACCATCAAGTGAAGTGATTGCTTCAGGAAGTGGGTATTCAATAAGTTCCCTGTAAGGTTTATATGGTAGCAAAGCGGAACCTTCGTTGACCATAGGATATACCACGCCACTTGCCGCTTTGTTTTCATACCGCCTTTTTACTGTATAGCGGAAATAAACCGCACCGGGATAATTGGACAGGTCAATTGTCACGGTTTCACCTTGGTTAATTGAAGCGGAATGTATCTTTGTGAAATTACTATCAGAAATCACAAAGTCCACTGCGACATTTTCAAATGTTCCTTGCATACCAATGGTGAAAATCTTGGGAAATAAAGATATTTCGTGTTTATCACAAATAGTGAAATCCGCATAATCGGTTGGGGTTCCACTCACTTTGATTCCACCGTCATCCTGTACCTTGAATGTCATCCCATTTTGTTCTTTGTCCGTCACTCTGTAAGGGTACGGAATCAGGTTAGCTCCGTGACTTCTTATTGCTGTAACCTTTGTATCTCGCAAACCATCATAGTAAGGTTCGTATGGTACTTTGGCATTCCCATAACTAATCATAAAGTTCTTGTATCTACCATCAGTTGCCGCAATTTTTCTATAAGTAAGACCAATCACAGGATTGTCTGCGGTTATGGAAAACTTGTAACCGCCCTGTTTGGTTAAATGATTTGGATAAAGGTATTGAGTTGAACCGCTTTTATATGACAGCTGAATTATCCACGCATTTGTCGTTGGTGTTTCAACTATATCTGCACCAATATAAACATTGCTTTTAAAATTGACATTTATATATTTGGTACCAATTGTGTTATTCAACATATCAGGAATATTTACAAGGTTCTTGCTCTTGTATGTCATTCCACATACACTGTTAATCTGTGCATAAGGACAAGCGCCAGAAGGTACCACTTTTCTATGTGCAACACTATCATCCGTGAAGAAATAGTCCTGACTTATATGATGTTCAAGGTTGGTGATACGCCGTTCGTGATCATGGATAGTGCCTTCATATCCTGATAACTCACTAACTATCACGTTTCCTTCACTTATAAACTGTGAAAATTTCGCATCCCTTTCGTTTTCCGCTTCAATTCTTGCGGTTTCTGCCGCTGCTCTTTCCGTTTCTGCTTCCACTCTTGCATTCTCGGAAACAGTGCGCTTTTCTTCGGCAGCTGTCACACCATCAAGGGTGGTGTTTACCCTCTGTTCAAGGGCTTCCCATCTCTTAACCTCTGTTTCGGTATAAACATAATCAGAAGGTTTGGGACGTGGCGTGACCTTGAAAGTGCTTGATTGCTTTGTGTAACAATCATCACAATAGCTAAATGCAATTATATTGCATGCTGTTTGCAATAGAATGTTTGGGACATCTGCAATGCGTCTGCCGCCTTCACTATATACATTCACAATCAACGCTTGATTGTCGGTTTGGTTGCAAAAATGCACTTCATTCACCTTGGGATCTGAAACAATCAACTTTCGATCCAAATCCCATTGATAGAATGTACTTCTTCCGTCTAAAATCTTAAACATTAAAATCACATCCTTTCTTTTATTTTTTGCATAGAAAAAGGACTGAAATCAATCAGTCCTTTTGTTTTTCGTAATATTCGCATTCTGTCCGGTTCCGCATCACGTCATCCGGCTTGAAATTTGGATGTTCATATATCTTGCAACAACCTTTTTTCCATCCATATTCCGTTCCGTTCACAGTGGTTTTATCTCTGAAAAAGCAATCTTTGCATTGGGAATATTGATTCATGGCAGCATTATCCGTCAGAACATCATTCGCATAACGTTCTTCAAGTGTTTGTTTCTTTTTAGCCACTTAAAACACCCCCTGTTCAATGACTTCCATATCTACATAAATGATTCCGTTGCTTTTTTCAACCTTTGTGACACGGAATTTTGTGCCACGCTGCAAGATCATTTCCGCTTCATGTCCGAAAGATGATTGTTTGCTGATTCCGTCCCATGACCTTTGATGACCATTGCCAAATGCAGAAAATGGTTCAACATACATCATCTTGGTTCCTTTTGGTGCATAGACATTCAAGAGAAATCCGCTGTGCGTGTTCAATCCCTTGCCCTTTGCTACACCGGTACTCATAAACGCATATTCGGTTGGCGTCGTAC